TTTAGAATACTACCATAGGAGGAAATCAGTGTATATTGAGTATTACAAGATTAGAGAAGATGCCCTTGCACCACGACGAGCAAATCCGTCAGATGCAGGGATGGACTTGGCCTTTTCTCCTGAAGATGGAGAAGCCATTACTATTGAGCCAGGTGGCAGTGTAATCTGTGGAACTGGTTTAAAATTTGGTGTCCCACACGGCTATATGCTTCAAGTGATGAATCGTTCAAGTATTGCAGCGAAGCGGTCACTAGTTGTTGGAGCCCACGTTGTTGATGCCGGGTATAACGGTGAAGTGTTTATTAATCTTCACAATATTGGAACAGAGGCACAAACTGTTGAACCTGGCACGAGAATAGCACAAGGTGTAATTATCCCGGTAATCTGTGCTAGGCCGGTTGAGTATGAGCTTGACGAACTCTACTCGCGAGCATATACTAACAGTAACAGAGGGGATGGGGCGTTAGGCAGTACGGATCAGTAGTTAAGGAGGAGCAATGAATAAGCAAACACAAGAAACAATGTTCAGTTCAAAATCAAACGAATGGGAGACACCACGAGATTTTTTTAATAGACTGGATGCGAGGTTTGGCCCATTTACTCTTGATCCTTGTTCTACTGATGAATCTGCTAAGTGTGATTTGTATTATACTCAACAGGAAAATGGACTAGCTCAATCTTGGGAAGGTCATAGTGTTTTTATGAACCCACCTTACGGTCGAAAGATTTCTTCTTGGATTAGCAAAGCATACGAAGAATCTCTAAAGCCAAATACCAGAGTGGTCTGTCTTATCCCAGCGAGAACAGATACAAAATATTGGCACAATTATTGTATGAGAGCAAAAAATATACTTTTTGTTAAAGGCAGGCTTAAGTTTGGTGCAAGTAAAAACAGCGCACCATTTCCATCAGCCGTGATTATCTTTGAGAAAAAGAATAATAATTTAACTTTAATCGAAACAATGGAGGGAAGACAATGAAAGACTATTATATCGTGTACACAAAGGATGGGTGTTCCTATTGCGATAAGGCAATTGGCACTTTGCGAGAAAAGAAGGAGCCATTTATGGTTGGCAACTTGACTCATAACCCAGAACTACTGGATGCTATTAAGCAACAAAACAAGATGACTACAGTACCAATTGTTCAATACGTTGTTCATAAGAACGTGCCTTGGCAAGATGAGCCACTACCTCATCCAATGCTTGTCGGCGGGAGTGATGAGCTAGTGAGGCACTTTGAGGACGAAGATGAAGAAGGGTGAGATTGATAAAAACTATGTGGGGTTTGATCTAGGTGTTGAAGGTATGAACAATCGTGGGGAATACATTAGAACCCCTACGAAAGAAGTAGAAAAAGAGACAGTTGACCACCCACAACACTACAATCAGGGAATTGAAGTGATTGACTTTATTGACAGTTGGGATCTGGACTTTACATCTGGAAACATTGTCAAGTATGTTGCTCGTCACAAATATAAAGACAATTCCTTAGAGGATCTTAAAAAAGCCAAATGGTATTTGGACAGATTAATTAAAAAATATGAGGATAAAAAATGAAAGAATGTTTATCATACAATGATGTGTTGTTGGTGCCACAACATTCAAATATCAAGTCTAGAACAGAAGTAAATTTAGAAAGTCGATTGGGAAACAAGTCATATACGCTCCCAATCATTTCCAGCCCAATGGATACAATCACTGAGACTGGAATGGCATTGGCTATGAAGAAAGCGGGTGGCTTGGGCATTGTTCATCGTTACTGTTCGATTGCAGAGCAGATTGAAATGATTAGCTATGAAAACGTTAGAGCAGCAGCAGTCGGAGTTACAGGTGATTTTGTTGATCGTGTTGCTGCTTTATACAACGCTGGCATTCGCATCTTCTGTTTAGATGTTGCTCACGGCGATCATCTACATATGCAAATAGCTATTGAAAGGCTTAAGAATACATATGGTGAAGAGGTCCACGTAATGGCTGGCAATGTCGCGACAAGAGAAGCATATGAGCGCCTTTCAAAATGGGGGGCTGATAGTGTTCGTGTTGGCATTGGTGGTGGTTCCATTTGTTCCACTCGCATCCAAACTGGACACGGGATGCCCACATTTCAATCCGTGTTAGATTGCTCACAATCAGAGTGTGATACAACGATCATTGCAGATGGTGGAATTACAACTGCTGGCGATATTGTTAAAGCGCTTGCTGCTGGGGCAGACTTTGTTATTCTAGGTTCTCTTCTAGCAGGAACAAACGAAACACCAGGTGAGGTGTTTAAGAGCAAGAAGGGTAAAGAATATAAAGTTTATCGTGGGATGGCATCCAAAGAAGCACAGAAAGACTGGAGGGGCTCCTTCTCCTCAAACGAAGGCGTATCCACAACAGTAGATACCAAAGGTCCAGTTGCACCGATTCTAGATGATCTTGCAAATGGCATTCGTAGCGGTCTATCTTATTCGGGTGCTAGAACAATCTTTGAACTTCAAACTAAAGCTGAGTTCATTAGACAAACAGCATCAGGTCAGGTTGAAAGCTCAACTCATATCTTGAGGCAATGATGGCAGATAAGTTTGAACCAATCAAATATGGAAATGAATATAAGAAGATTTCTTTTTATGATTCGGACAAACGTCACGCCGATTTAAGAATCAGGCTGCAATATGATGGTATAAAACAGTCAGAGTTTTTTAGAGCAGTCATCACTGCCTACTTGGAAAAGGAGGAAAATTTTATGACATTTCTAGATAAACATATGTCAGACAACCAGATGCGGAGTGAAAACAAAAGAAAGAAGATTCAAAAAGCAAACAAGAAAGAAAAAGAAATTAAGTCAAAGTTTGGTCTGGATGAAGGAGAAATAGACAGTATATATGATTTGTTAGAGGGGGAGTATCCAGAACTATGAAAGAATGCTCTAAAAAATGCAAAGAACTAGATGTTGAGTGCCCTTTTAAAGAGTGCCGTTCTTGGATTGACTACCCTAAAGATCAGAACTGCACTCTTATTTCAATAGACAAAAGCTTCAAAGGGAGCCTGAGTCTTAGAGAAGTAGCAGAAAGACTTGGGATTAGTTTTGTTAGAGTAAAACAAATAGAAACTGAAGCAATTGCCAAATTAAACGACGTAGCTGAGTTTGAAGAATTAAAAGAGCTTTTTCAGAGCCAAATAATGGACGATCAATATTACTTTGTATAAAAAAGCATTTTATGATTTAATGCACTATTTATTATACGAAAGCTTGGATTATAAGGAGGCTTGTGATGAGCAAAAACAAAATGAAAAATCTTTTAAATGAGGGTACGATTCGTCGTTTTATGAAGTTGGCTGAGATTGATACTCTCAGTGACGACTTTGTTAATACGTTGACAACTGAAGAGGAAACCATTGAGGAAATGTATCACGCCAAACACGATGATAAAAAAGAACTCGATGATGACAACGTTGAAGAAGGTCATTATGGAAAAATGATGAAGGATGATGACGAACCTATGGATGAGATGGCACACCCTGCCAAACACGATGACGATCATATGGCCAAGCACGATGACGAGCATATGGATGAGGGTGCCCACGAAGATGCTGAAGATGATGCAGACGAGCCTATGATGGATGAGCCCGCTGCTGAAGGTGCTGACCTTGCCGCTGACTTGGCGCGAGGAATGGCTGCTGTCATTGAGGACGTCCTTGGTGTAAGCGTTGCTGTTGAAGACGGTGAAGCAGACGCAGAGCCTGCTGAACCTGAAATGGGTGATATGGATGAGCCTGGACTCCCCGAACCTGAAGACGATATGGACGCGCCGATGATGGAAGAGGATGAGGTCGATGAGGAGCTTGCGTTGGAGGATCTCACAAGAGAGATCGCAGAAAGAGTTACAGCTAGGCTTCAGAACGAGAGTCGCAAAGAAAAATTGGCTGATACTCTTGCGGAAAGAATCATCCAAAGACTTAAAAACCAATAACCAGAAGTGAAAGTATGAGTTTCTCAAGCCCAGAGGTTGGCAGAGAAAATCTCGAACAACACATCGAAAAGCACATCCCCGGTTTTCGGATTGAAGATAAACGAAAAAGCCCCTTAATGAGGCTCCTATCCAAGCTTTTATTCTTCAACAAGACATTCGCAACCGGATATGTAACAACCTTATATCCCAAGGTATATGTGCCAGAGTTGCCTTGGCGTGAAAAAGATCACGTCGCCGCCAT